TCTATTTCTTTAGCATGGCCTGGTAATAATGCTTTTGCAGCATTCTTATTTACCCATCTTCTTCGCCATACAAAAGAGCAGTCTGTTAAGTCCTGTTTCCTGAAATATGGATCAATAAGAAAGTTGTTATAAGATACCTGGTCTGTAAATAGATCTCCTGAAATAGGGTCCATAGTATAATCAGGGTATAAATGAAGAAGAGAACAACCAGTGTCACAAGCACCTTCAAAAGCCTGAGAAAGATATTCTTGGAATCCATCCCTTTCTTCACTCCATTTCATTACTGCATTATAATCATCGGCTAAAGCATCGTTTTCCATGTTAGGCATCGTAACAGTGGATTTGCGGTTCTTACGCTGATAACCACATATCATATTAATATGTCGTCGTATTAGATTAAAAAAGAAACGTCTAGATTGGCCTTGATTATCACCATAAATCATAGACCATAGAGTTTGGTCACCGACTTTGAATCGCTTATCGATTGCACCTTGTTGCCAATATGCACCGTTTGCAGGGTAACTTGATTGATAGAAATGTGACATCATTTGCTTGATGTTTTTGGCATCAATATCGGTTCCGTCTATATACCCTAAACCCGAATAGTTGCCATTGTCATAACTTCCCAAGTTTTACCCTTAAAGTAATAAATTTATATGATAAATCATATACAAAATTATTAGTTTAAAAAGCCATAGATATTTTAATAATATCCACCTGATCCTCCACCAATAAAACCTATGTTATCATCACCATATATCTTTCTTTTAAGTTGCTCTGATGTGAGATGTTCATCTGGATGTGAGAACTCACCCTGTGGAAATGCGCTATATATAGCGTATCTTAAAGCATCAAGGATGTGATCGTTTACCTTTAATGGTTTGTCTTCTCCCCTATCAGCAGCTTTTGGGTCCCATGCATAGGATTGTATGTGCTCTAGTAGTGTCTTACATCCTTTTTGAATCACTATGTTCTTACCACCAAGAAAACGAGATGTTGTTCTTATCCCCGGTATTATATCATTATTAGCATCAATAACAGGAAGATCTTTTTGTCTTAAAGCCACCTTAAAGCTAGCAGCAGCAGGATCAACATACACAGCATAGACATTGCGCCAACCTATAAATTCTTTGATATCATCGGCAAGCTCATCGTCTGCCTTTGACCTTCCTTTCTTGGCTGAATCGTAATAGTATTCTGCTTCGACTGTAATTTGAGGCCATCTTGTTGGTCTGACACCACATAATACAGCAGCTGTCGCGTTTGTAGTTCCATAATCTATACCCACAATATAGTAGTTTGGAGGCTCCTGTGGATGCTCATATATATTATCATTATCGAATGAGTCATATACTAATCCATGAGCTACAGCCCATTCACCAAGGATGTATCTCTTAAACCACATCCCTGTATATTCTTTCTTTAGATCTTCCTTATACTTTGGATCAAGGCTTGGATTATCTTCTAGATTGAAATGCCAATGTGCTAGGTCTAATTCATTGTCTCTATCTATAAACTCTTTCTTCAACCAATGGGCTGGTCCCTCAGGGTTGCAAGTCGCGAGAAGCTGTGATCCACTAACGCTAAGTCGTGAAAGGAGCATCCTCCAAAATGGTTGAGGTATACAGGTGGCTTCGTCAACATAAGCAAACGCAAGAGTTGAGCCCTGAATGCGACGGACTGCACCCTCATCATGAGCTCCAACAAAGTAGATGTTTCTTCCATATAATTTGGTCTCTGTAGTCTTAGTACTCGGTGGCGAGAACCCAAGGAACTTGTATAATTCCAGCAAGACGTTTCTCTGTATAGTATCACGGTTGACTCCAATAATCATTCCAGCCCCTGGAGGGCCATTCTTTATAATATCTATAAGTTTAAGAATACTTGAGTAGGTTTTACCAGATCTGACAGCCCCAACCCAAATATTAAAACGCTTATTTGCTTCGTTAAAGCTTTGAATCTGCTTCGGGCTTAGAGGCATGTATTTCCTTGAGAGATTTTATTTCATTGATAAGTAACTCTAATGATTTGTCGTTAGGTACGACGTTATTCTCGTGATGTTCTTTCTGTCCCATTCTATTCTTACCAAGCCAAATGAGCATAGTGTTGTCACCAGTCATGGCTTTTTGGAACTGCTTATGTCTTAATAAGCTATCACCTTTTTGGCGTAATTCCTGAGAATAAGTAGAGAAACCTTTATTATACTCTTTTGCGGTTCTCTCGTATAAAGTTTCAGGAGTTAGATTGAAATGAGAAGCTATTTCAGCTCCTGAACAACCAGCTATTAATAGCTCATCAACTTTTTTCCAATCGATAGGCTTTTCTGGTCTTCCATTTGGTTTCTTTTGTTCTATAGTCATTTTACCTTGGTATGTTTAAGTCATCACTTAAATACATTTTACCCAATAGTCAATTTTTTACTATAGAATTCTCGAGTTATTAATTTGATAAGTATGAAAAACGGAAGTACATTTCAGGAGTTTTTTTAGCTGGCGTTTTCTTCTTTAGCCATTTTTCGGCAGGAGTTAATTTAGGTCTACAATTAACTGAACAATAGACCTGAAACTTATTACGAAGCTTAAATTCTTTATTACAAGCTAAGCATTTAGGTAATGGTTTTGTATTCAAAACTCTTCTCCACAGAATGGACACATGATCATTTCTTTAGGCTTATCTTTTTCTATCTTGTCACCTTCTACTTCTACGATATCTTCGCAATGAGTATCATCTTCGTGATCTTTAAACACTCCAAGATCGCTCATCTCAAAACCACAATCTAGTAGTGTGCTTATCTCATAATCACCAGCTAAGATGTCGAAGTCAAACTCACCATATGTTTTGTTATCTTTTATGATTCTTTCCTTGATGACTTCATCGGATAAATGGCTTTCTACGACACAAGGGATATCTTTCCATTTAAGCTTCTTTGCAGCTCTGACACGTTGGTTTCCACCATATACTATTAGCTTACCATCTTTCTCATGAACAAGAATAGGTCTGCTATATAGAAAATTAGGATCATCCTGTAAGCTTTTACATAGCTTTTCCATCTGACTTTTTGTAATTTTACGAGGATTGCTTTCTAGGAAGCTTAGCTTTTTGATTTCGATCTCTTGGATTTGTTTCATGCTAGCCTTATTCTTTAATAATTGCTAAAATTTGATCATCTTTAACAATGGTATATTCATCACCATACAAGTTAATTTCTTGACCAGCATATCTTTCTAAAAAAACTACATCACTAAGAGAAAATGATGTCTTTACTTGATCTCCAATTGCTACAACTTCAAACTCTTCATTACCTTTCTTTGCAGAGTCAGGAATGATTAACCCATCCTTTCTTTTTTCTTCTGCCTTTCTCTTAAGTAAGAGTCGATTTCCAATAGGAATAAAGTTTGATATGTCTTTGTCCATAAATTACCTTTAATTTTATAATTCTAGATCTTCTATATCCTCTAACTTCATATCATCCATTTTAAATGATTTTATAGATAAGGATTGTAGATGAGCTTGAGCTTTACCCATTTTAATAGGCTTTGGTTTTATCATTTTTTTATCATTTTTGACATTCTCTTTTTGCTTAGCCATTTTTATTTTATAGTCTTTATCAAGGATGCGATACTTTTCTAAACATAAGTCAGTGCATATTTTAATTTTCTCGTTTATCTCTGCAAGATATATGACATTTGTAGGAGAATCTGTAGTTTTAAAACAGACAAAGCATCTACCAGGATGTAGAACGAATGATGGTATTGATTGAAGTATTGTGGATGTCATCTTTTAATTTCTCGTATGACTTTTTGTGATCGTATCATGATAGTATAATCAACTTCAGCTTTAGTGAATTGTCTCTCGTGCTTGGGTTTTTTCTTAAGACAATCGAATATGCAACATCTCTTTTTTGTGACGGGAACTTCGAATTCAGCTCTATATCTGTCTGTGGAATCTGTTGGAGAGGTCATAGTGAACCTATTGTTTACTATAACTCTAGCATAAAGTGTGATTTTGCGCTAGGGGTAATCAGTAGAATAAAATCCCTTTCCCTTGAAATGAAAAGGTGGTGTAGAAAGAATACGATTCAATGTATTATTGTTACAATAAGGACATGTCTCAATATGTGGATCTGACATCTTTTGATTGATTTCTGTTTTTAGATTACAGGATTGGCATATGTATTCGTATGTGGGCATATATTCTTCTCTTTTTAATAATCAAATCGCACTTTGGCTGTCTTGGGAAGTTTAGGCATTTCCATAAATATATCTACTTTTAAAGCAATTGCAGAATCTGAATCCAAATGGTAAAATAGTTGATCTTCTTCATTCCAATAGGCTCGATAAGGACCTTTATATATTCCTTCACCATCTAAAAAAGAAACAAGATAGTTTTCATCACATATAAGTTTATGTCGATCTTGAGGATAAATTTTCCATTCCATTATTTACCTATTCGCTTTAGCATTCTCATTATCTCTATATTCTTTTCTTTCTTTGACCATTTCAATGATTTCATTTAGTGTCATTGCTGAAGAATCACAATAGTTCAAAAACTTATCTAAGCTATATGTTAAAGGATACCATTTGAAATAATTTCTTAAATATTCTTTATCAGATGAAATTGTTGAAGGTTCATCATCTAATTTTAAAACGTTATTTGATTTTATAGTTATTAATTCTTGCATTCTTAATTCCTCAATAGGAAATAGTTTTAAAGCTTCTTCTCTTGAAATAACCTTACATGGAGTTGCAATGTTTCCTTTGTCATCCATATAAATGTTTTCAAATGAGTGATTTTCAGTTTTCTCTTCAGTGATTATTACTTTTTTTCCACAATCAAAAGGATCTTCAAGTTTAAATTTCATTCTTTATTCCTCTTTTGGTATTTTATCTTCAAGTCTTATCCATACCATTCTTAATTCAGGTAACTTTTCATTAACTGAAGTCCATTCATTCATAAATTTTCATAATCTTCAGCTGCTTTATACATCATACTTTTAAAGTCTTCACTAGACATATTGAATTTCTTGCAAAGTTTTGTAGCACCAACTAGAAAGAAAGCTAAAGTAGAATGATAGGTATATTTATTTTTGTTTTCTTCTAGTATTTTAGAAAACTTTTTTCCTAGATCTAAGGACAACTCAAATTCTTTTTGATTATTCATTCTTCATTCCTCATCAATAATTTCTTTTAATATTTTCATCTTAGTATCTATAATACTTAATCTTATGAGACACTCTCTCATGTCCGACAACAACTCATTTGCTTGATCACTTACTATAAATATGTCATGTTCATCTTCAAAATCTTTATCTTTAGGAATTTTATCAATACGTTTTATCTTCATTCTTCATTCCTTATTCAAGACATTTAGGTAGTCTACGTCTGATAATTAGAACTATGTTCGCTTTTACAAGTTTTCAACTTTGTTTAAGATATGTTGTGAGGTATTGTATATGTTCACAGTATGCCTGTAAGTCGATATTACCTTTGGATTATGTGTGAGGCTATGCGATACCCCACACACTATCCAAGAGGTGTTGAAAAACTTGATTTTGTTCACTTTTTCAATCTTCATAATTTTCTACCAAATGTTCAGTGTATTTCAAAAACTGACGTTTGGTCAATCCATTCATTTTACTCATGCTTCGAAAATACACAGCCGAAAAATATAATGCCAAATCTAACGACGCATTATTTTCAGTCAAATAATCATTCATGTGTAGACAATATTTTAAAACCATTTCTTTTTCAGTTTTGTAAACCATTCAAACCTTCATCTTCCATTTTCCTACCAACTTGGTCTGAATTCTATTAGCCTGATGATTTAAAAATCTCATCAGTTTGAATTCCATCTCAATTTGATCTAGCTCCATTTCCATTTCAGTAATCTGCTCTTCTTTCTTTTTTAAAAGATTAATTATTTTCTGCTGATCTTTCTTGAAACTGCTTGTGATCATTTAAGACATACCCCTCTTCTTCAAATCTTTTGTTAATAAAGTCTGCTATAGGCTGACAAAACTCATAAGTGTGTTTAAATTTTCTTTGCAATAATGTAGCTGAAATGAATTTTCTTACGTCTTTCTCTTTATTCCTTTCAGGTTTCTTTTTCATGATGACCTCTTGAGTTTTTCTTGTATAGATTCCAATATCCAAGCAACTCTCGACATGCCTATTCTTTCTTCAACCAGCTTATCAACTTCTTCTAACATTGATTCTGGAATTCGCAAGTTAAGCATTTTCCATGCCATCTTTTCCTTTTTGTCCATTTTGTCCGTATTGTCCTTAATTACTTCAGCTCCCTTTGATATAAGAGCCTCTACATCCACTTCTTCTTTCTTTAATGGTTTTCTAACAGCCATTGTGTATTCCTTATGTATTTTACATATATAGTATTTGTATATTTTCTGTATATAGAATGTATATCGAATATACCTAATCCATACATTTAGAGTATACAAAATCGTATAGCTTCTTAATTTCTTGGATAGCCTTCTTATCTGCATTTCTAACTTCAATTACTCCAAGCCCATCACTAGATGAGTTACCAAAAGCTTTTCTATTTCCAATTGTTACGTTAATACATTTAAATTCTTCACATTCTTTTAAGATGCTTAAGGTATCATCATTATCTGAACCTCTTGTATCTGCCTGATTAATGAATGCAAAAGATTTTAGGTTTGGATTGGCTAATTTCATTTCTGTAATAATTGTTTTCACATCACCAATTGTCCAAACATCATAAGATCTTGGTTTGAATGGAATCAAATAGACATCTGCGATTGCTA